GGTGGATAGTCCAGCAATAACTAGGGTCGCGTGATGATCTGGATCTGGCTGGATGGATGCCTGTTTTCTGACATGGCGACCCCTACCTACCCCCTATGCACCACTTCTCCTACAGGGACTCCAGCATTACTATAGCATTACTAATTTACACGAATAATGACCGTTTTTTTGAGTTCAGACCCCCCACCCCCTCTATATAGGAACACCCCCCGGTAGGAGTCCCAACCTCCTTGCATAAAAAATTATTTTTCGGTATAAACCGTTTTAAACGGTTAGGTACGTAGTTATGGCAGAGCGAAGACCAGAGTGGCGAGCGTTGGGGTTTAGTAGTCCTGAAGCCTACGCAGATGCTGTCGCTGCATCTAGAGAAATGCTTGATATCGAATACCTCATGGGGGTTCAGGATAAATTACCCGAAGGGTATAAGATGAACCAAGGGCCGGGAGCCGTGCTTACTGCGCTTGGACTATACGGTGACCAAACAGATAACCCACGGTCTAGCCAACCTGCAAACATAAGAAGCTACACTAGACCTATAGGTGGGGATAGACATAGGACATTGGGGCGATACATAGCCCCGTATAAGACCTATGACACATACACGCCAGATTTAGAGGAGGAGTTTGGTAAACAACTTGCCAGCCGGTATAGCGGTATTCAGGCCGCTATAGTTGGTGGCCCTACCCAAGAGGATGATGTTTTTGTAGATCAGACACTACAATACAATAAAGTTGAAGGGCGTCCATACGAAAATACGTTAAAGCATGAGTTGCGGCATAGAGGGCTTGCTTCCGAAAGAGCGGCTAGGCTAAATGATGTGCCCGAAGGCGCGAGCGTAATTGGCGAAGAGTCGCAGAAGAGGAAAAGTCTAAGGGATGTAGAACGCCGCGAACACCCTATATACGAGCTTATACGCCAGTTGCAGGTGGGTGAAAAGAACGTAGAAGAGTTGGGGTATACGGACAGGCAATACCTGAAAAGCCTAAACGAACTGGAGATGAATCTTTTAGGGGGTATGACCGAAGAAGAGCGCATGAGGTTAGGTTTTATACCTGAAAAGAAAGAGCCGGGATTCCTAGATAAGTTAATGAGTATAATGGATTAATGTTGCAAAAAATTATTTTTGGTGTAAATTGGTGCCATTAGATACTAACCAGTGTATATCTATGACAGTGATGCTTCAGCCAGAAGTCGGTATACCCATATCAGCGGACATGCCGTACCTAGATCTTAAAGTCCGTGCGGAAGCTGCGTGCAATACTGCTTTGTTATTGGCAGAACACGGGTTAGACATCACCCCAAACAAAGAAGACAAAGACGTAGCGGCTGGTATAGCAATAGATTACGCAGAGAACCCAGAGAAAACCTCTAAGACACTATCAGTTACCCGCTCTTCTAAGCTAACACCTGCCTCGTTAGTACTTACTAACAGCATCCTGCAAGAGTTTGGACAGTCTGTGGCCGAGAGTGCTACCCAGATACGACATCTTGTCACCAACAAGCTCCTGTTAGAGTCAGAGAACCCAGACCCACGGGTAAGAATCCGTGCCCTAGAGCTGTTAGGTAAGATCTCAGACGTTAGTTTGTTTGCAGAGAAGTCAGAAGTCACTATAACGCACCAGTCTACGGACGATCTACGTGCCAAGCTGCGTCAAAAGCTGGAGAAGTTGGTCAATCCGCCAGAAGAGTTGGGTGCCCCTATCGTATTTGAGGGCGAAGTAATCGACATTGACGCTGAATTAGGTATAGAACCGGCTAAACCCGAGGTAGACGAAGAGTATGACGATGAGTGAAGTCGCATTTGACTTTACAGAGGATGAAATCCAAGTGATGTTGGATAATCTTGACGAGTATACGCAAGATGAAGTCCTTGAGATCGATAAATTAGTTGAGGAACTGAGCGCACGTAAGAGAAGTAAGTTAGCGTACGACGATTTGATAGAATTCTGCAAGGCGATGATGCCTGAGTTTATTGTGGGTAAACATCACCGCATACTGGCCGACATGCTGATGGCAATTGAGGGTGGGGACAAGGATCGGGTATGCGTAAACATACCCCCACGTCACGGTAAGTCCCAGTTAGTTTCTATTTTCTATCCAGCGTGGTATTTGGGCAGAAATCCTAATAAAAAGGTCATGATGGTGTCTCATACTACCGATTTAGCGGTAGATTTTGGCCGTAAAGTACGTAATTTAATCAATACTGACGCCTATAGATCAGTGTTTCCTACGGTTAATTTGGCCTCTGATTCTAAGTCTGCAGGCCGGTGGAACACCAGTGTAGGGGGTGAATACTATGCCTGTGGGGTAGGTTCTGCCCTTGCTGGACGTGGTGCTGACCTGCTTTTGGTGGATGATCCACATTCTGAGCAGGACGTTATTAACGGTAACTTCTCGGTATTTGAGAAAGCCTATGAGTGGTACACGTTTGGGGCACGTACGCGTCTTATGCCCGGAGGGCGGGTAGCGATTATTCAAACCCGTTGGCACATGGATGACCTGACAGGCCGTGTTGTGCGGGATATGACTCAGAACGATAAAGCTGATGAGTTCGAGGTGATCGAGTTCCCTGCGATCCTAGAGACCTCGGATAAGAAGACGGGTAAACCCGTACAGAAGCCGCTGTGGCCTGAGTTCTTTGACTTAGACGCTTTGCTACGGACTAAGGCGTCGATGCCGGTCTTTCAGTGGAACGCTCAGTATCAGCAGGAACCTACGGCGGAAGAAGCTGCCATCGTTAAGCGTGAGTGGTGGAGTATCTGGACGAAGGAAGATCCGCCCAAGTGCGAGTATATTATCATGTCATTAGATTCTGCTGCGGAGAAGCACAACCGTGCTGACTTTACAGCCCTGACGACGTGGGGTGTCTTCTTTAATGAAGAGGTAGAAGCGTACAACATCATTTTGCTGAACAGTATTAAGAAGCGGTTGGAGTTTCCCGAACTAAAAGAGCTGGCGTTGGAAGAGTACGCTGACTGGGAACCCGATGCGTTTATCGTGGAGAAGAAAAGCTCTGGTGTGGCGATCTATCAGGAGATGCGCCGTATGGGACTGCCAGTACAGGAATATACCCCTCATAGAGGATCTGGTGATAAACTAGCGCGTTTAAACTCGGTAGCAGATATTGTAGCATCAGGTATAGTATGGGTGCCCGAAACTCGCTGGGCAGAAGAAGTAGTTGAAGAGATTGCTGGATTTCCCTTTATGAGCCATGATGACCTAGTGGATTCGACAGTCATGGCACTGATGCGTTTTAGGCAAGGTGGATTCATACGCTTACCAACTGATGAACCTGATGACATACGTTACTTTAAACAACGACGTGGCGGGTATTACTAAGAGTATAAATTATGGCAATTGAAAAAGGCTTGTATGCTGCACCAGAAGGTATCGATGATCTGCTCGAAGGCGAGATGATGGACGGCGATATGATGGGTGCACAGTTAGAGATCGAGATCGTTGATCCTGAAATGGTTACGTTGTCTGATGGCAGCATGGAGATTACGTTAGTCCCTGATGCAAACGAAGCAGACCTCATGGGGTTTGATGCCAACCTTGCTGAAGCGTTAGATGATAATGATCTACAGGGGCTTGCACAGGATTTGATTGGGCTTATCGATGCAGATATCGAAAGCCGAAAAGATTGGGCTGATACGTTTGTCAAAGGACTAGACGTATTAGGGTTCAAGTACGAAGAGCGCACAGACCCGTGGGAAGGTGCCTGCGGGGTTTACTCTACTGTACTGGCCGAAGCCGCGATACGTTTCCAAGCAGAGACGATGAGCGAGACTTTCCCAGCCGCTGGCCCCGTACGAGTAAAGATCCTAGGAGCAGAAACACCCGAGAAAGCCGAAGCCGCTGAGAGAGTAAAAGCGGATATGAACTATGAGCTGACTGAGCGCATGGTTGAGTACCGGCCAGAGCACGAACGGATGTTATACAGCCTAGGACTAGCGGGGTCTGCGTTTAAGAAGGTGTACTTTGACCCTAATTTAGGGCGTCAGGTTGCTATTTATGTGCCTGCAGAGGACGTTATTGTACCCTACGGCGCGTCCCATATTGAGACTGCAGAGCGTGTTACCCACGTCATGCGGAAGACCAAGAACGAGCTTAAGAAGCTTCAGGCTATGGGGTTCTACAAAGAGGTAGACCTCGGTGATCCACAGCCGTTCCATACAGACATCGAGAAGAGGAAGGCCGAAGAAGGTGGCTACTCTATTACTGACGATGATCGATATGCGATATACGAAGTCCATGCCGACCTTATTATTGACGGTATTGACGATGATGAAGACGAGATTGCAAAACCGTACGTTATTACGATTGAACGTGGTACGAACAATATCCTAGCAATTCGGCGTAACTGGAGCGAAGAAGACCCGTTGATGCTGAAGCGCCAGCACTTTGTTCATTATGTCTATGTACCGGGGTTTGGGTTCTACGGCCTTGGCTTGATCCACATTATTGGTGGGTACGCTCGTGCAGGTACCTCGCTAATTCGTCAGTTGGTTGATGCCGGTACGCTGTCTAATCTTCCCGGTGGGTTGAAGTCTCGTGGCTTACGGATCAAGGGTGATGATACGCCCATCGAGCCGGGGGAATGGAAGGATGTGGATGTGCCGTCTGGTAGTATCCGCGACAACATTATGCCCCTCCCATACAAGGAGCCAAGCCAGACTCTTCTCGCCCTATTGAACCAGATTACAACTGAGGGCCGCCGGTTAGGGGCTATTAGTGATATGAACATATCTGACATGTCGGCTAACGCTCCGGTAGGAACGACGCTGGCGCTGTTAGAACGTACGCTTAAGCCAATGGCTGCGGTACAGGCTCGTGTTCATTACGCTATGAAGCAAGAGTTCAAGATGCTCAAGACAATCATGTCTGAGTATGCGCCGACCGAATACGACTATATCCCTGCACGGGGAGAAGTTAGTGCTAGGGTAGCGGATTATATGATGGTGGACGTGATCCCCGTCAGTGATCCAAACAGCTCTACGATGGCGCAACGGGTTGTACAGTATCAAGCGGTACTCCAGATGGCCCAGTCTGCCCCACAGATATATGACCTGCCACAGCTACACCGGCAGATGATTGAGGTATTGGGCGTTAAGAATGCGGATAAGTTAGTTCCGACTCAAGACGATCTCAAGCCTACTGACCCCGTTAGTGAGAACATGGATGCGTTGAACGGGAAACCGTTGAAAGCGTTTATCTATCAAG